ATTTGTATGAACGATTATTTAATGGTGAAAGAATAGGATTTGATTTACTAGAAGGTGGAAAACGAGTTAATTTCAAGTTTAATGGTGATATGACCATTGGATATATGAAAGAGTTTGAAAGGGTATTGAGTTTCAGTAGTGAAAAAGGAGAAATCCACAAAGTTATTGAGTAAAATATCACTTAAAATAATATATAATTATAATATATATATGGAAATATCAACGAATGGTGACGCAATAAAAGCATTTATTAAACTTGAGGAAACTTTATATGAAAAGTTTAGAGAAGTTCAGCAAAAGAAAAATGATATGATTATGGAGATGCTATCACACGGTGAGTGTAGATGCACTAATTGTGGGAGAAGAATACATAAAATAAAAAATAGTTTTTTTATCAAGCACGAATGTAATACATGTCATGTATCAACAGATATTGAAAAGAAAAATAGAAAAGGTATTTATCAACTTATTGACGGTAAATGGATTAAAACCAAGTATTCACAAAACGGTTGGTGGTGGAATAAACATTTATCTAATTAATTTAATATATGGAGAGTCAGAATCCACATATTAAATGGACTAAAAATCTGGAGGCATATCTGAAGGAAGTAGGAGAACATAGTTTATGCTTGTCTATGTTACATAAATCTTGTGAAAGTAAATACTCACATAAGGCATTAATGATTGATTTACCAGTAATTATTCTATCTACTATCTGTGGTAGTTTAACATTATCAGCAAAAAATCTTTTTGGTAATGAATATGAAGATGATGCTTTAAAAATAGTTGGTGGTTTATCATTAATAACATCAACTCTTGGAACAATACAAGCATATTTTAGTTTTAGTAGAAGAGCAGAAAATCACCGGAATAGTTACTTGGAATATGCAAAATTATATAGATTTATCAAGGTAGAATTAGGATTACCACGAGAATCAAGAATAAGACCAAAAGATTTATTGAAACTTGTAAATGATAATTTTGAAAGATTAAATGAATTATCACCACTAGTAGATAAGAAATCAATAAAAACATTCAAGGGTAAATATAAAAAATCAACGATTGAAAGACCACCAATAGTCAATGGTCTAGAAGAAATAGGTATATATACTAATAGTGAGATTGAAGAAACCGAACAAGTAAATATTGTTATTGGTTCGGCGGGCAATAGGCCCGCGTCGCAGGATCTTGAGGAAGAGCAACAAGATTTAATTGTATAGGTTCGTCCATTTCTAGATTAAACATTAACCATTCTTCATCTAAATCTTCTTCGCTGTCGGATGCATGGAGAGAAATTATTGGTTCTTCTTGAACTTGTAACATATAATCTTTTATTGGAAATAATCCATTTTTCATAGCAAGATAATGAGGTGGTGATTGCTTGTAAGACAAGATTTTTACTTTTAATTCTATTGGTAATTTTTCAATTATTTCACACATCATATATTATATAATGCAATATATTTATAATATATTTAAAGAAAAGGAAGTTTTTCAAGGTGGATATATGAGGTATTTAAAAAGTGACTTGAAACGAGAACTTAAACGAGGTTCATATATTTTCCAAGATGGTGTCTATTTATCTTGGGTTGTAAAAAAAGATTGTATTAAAATTAAAAAGTTCGTTAGTAAAACAGAAAATAAGGGGAACGGAACCAAGATATTTAGCATTTTTCTCTCCATGTTTCCAAAATTAAAAAAAATATTAAAAGTCCAAAAGAAAAATCATAACGCAATAAAGTTCTATGAGAAACATAATTTTAAAATAGTTAAACTTGAAAAAGATTTTATATTCATGGAATGTAATGAGTGATACTTATGATATTATTCCAGTTTCCGTGATTGAACCAAAACGAGTTGGTCGCAAGGGTATTAGAAACAAGAAGATTAAAGCAAGATATAGTTCTAGAAGTGAATATAGTCCATATCCACTTGAAGTAGGTTCATTATGTGCTGATTTCTTTTGTAGAGAGTCTAGTTTAATTTTTGACCCTTTTGCTGGTTGGGGTGAAAGAAATGTAACTTGTAATAAATATAATAAACCATATATTGGTTATGATATTTCTCCAGAGGCAATAGAATATGCAAAAAAGAAGTTCAATGTAACTAATTATCTTGGTGATAGTAGAACTGAAGAAATACCACCACACGATGGATTAATTACTTGTCCTCCGTATTTCAACTTGGAAAAATATAAAGGTGATAATAATTTATCTAGATTAAAAAATTGGGACGATTTCTTGGAACAATATGAATTAATACTCACAAGATCCGCCGAGAAAGCATTACCTAATTCAACTTATTGCTTGATGGTTGGTGATTGGAGAGCAAAAAATATATACTATAATTTATCCTATGAAACAGAGAGAATAATGGTAAAACTTGGATTTAAAATACATGACAAAGTTATTATTAATCAGAAACCAATTACTCCATATTTAAGATTATTAACTAATGCTAAAAGGTTCGGTTATACAGCAAAAGTTCATCAATACTTATTAGTTTTTAAGAATTAATCTTTTTTCACATATTTTAAAATGTTCTTGGTTTATTTCTATTCCAATAAAATTAATATTTCTATTTTTACATGCTTCACCAGTTGAACCAGAACCGGAACAAATATCCAAGCAAGTATCTCCTTCTTCAGCATAATATTTCAAGATATGCTCTATTAATGGAACTGGTTTTTCTGTTAAACATCTAATCTTTTTATTATGTCCTCTTACTGCATCACAATTAACAATATTTATTGGTAATTTTGGTTCATAATATTTATTAATTCTTTTACCTTGTTTCTTTGTTCCTAATCCACCTACACAACTATCTTGCTTGGTTCTTACTACTTTATGATGATTTTTAACCAAGTATTTTGGTTGTTTCTTGTAAAATACAAGTATATATTCAGTTGATTTACCAAATCTTTTAAAACTTAACATTGGTGTTGTTGTCTGATTTTTATTCCAAACAATCTCATACTTGAAATATTTTGGTTGTGAATTAATTAATGTAACAGCATATTTCATATCAGCAAACATAAATACTGGTGAATTAGATTTTGTTATTCTCCATATTTCTCTCCACATTTCAGCCAGATTGATTGGTTTATCCCAAGATAAAGTTTTATTTCCAAGTCCATAAGGTAAATCTGTTATAACTAAATCTATACTATTATCACTTAAATCTTTCATTTTTTCAATACAATCACCTTGAATTAATCTTATCATATCTTATAAAGAAACAAGATATTATATTTTTCTCTCCATAACTTATATGCCGTTTAAGATTGAAAAGAAAAAAGATAAATGGAAATTATATAATATACACAAAAAGGTATATGTTAATAAATCATTTAATAGTAAAGAAACTGCTATATCTGCTGGTAAAGCATATATGAGATATAGGGGTGAAAAACCATATTTAAGTGGAAATAAACTCTTGAATAAAAAATAGTGTATTCTAGTAATATAATGAAATTACTAGAATTATTTTCTGGAACTCAATCTATTGGAAAGGTAGCAAAAACTAAAGGATACAAGGTAATTAGTTTAGATATAAATGATTACAATGGTAAATATATACCAACACACAAAGTTGATATACTTGATTTTGATTATAAAAAATATCCTCAAGATTATTTTGATATTATATGGGCCTCACCACCTTGTGTGCATTATTCTAGATTACAATATTCATGGTTAGGAAGAAAAAAAAAAATAAATGGTGATTTAGTTACTTTTACCAGAGAAATGTTGGAGAGAAATATGGATATTTCAGATAAATGGGTTTTGAAAGTCTTTGAAATTATTGATTATTTTAATCCAAGATCTTGGTTTATTGAAAATCCAGAGTCAAGTAACTTGAAAAATAGGCATTTTATGAAAGATAAACCATATTATGATGTAGATTATTGTAGATATTGTGATTGGGGTTATAGGAAACGCACAAGAATATGGACGAATAAAAAAGATTTTTGTCCTAAAAAATGTAATTATAAATGTGGAAACTTGATTCAAGGAACTAGAAGACATAAAGCAGAGATTGGTAATGATATACTTGGTTTAGACAGATATAGAATACCACCTAATTTACTAAATGAATTATTTTAAAATCTTTAGAGAATATATATGCCTATGGGAAAAGGAACTTACGGTAATAAGAGGGGTCGCCCTCCTATGAAAAAAACATCTATGAAAAGACAAAGTGCTGTGGATAAACTTGATGAAGCAAAAGGAATGAAAGGAATGAAAAAAGGAATGAAATCTAAATCTAGAAAAGGTGATAAAGATTTTACAACTAAAAAGGGTGATAAAGATTTTCACCGAAAAGGTAAAGATGTAAAGAAAAAACGCTCACCATATCAAGCATTCGTATCTAAACATCGTAAAGCAGGTAAGTCTATGAAGGAAATCGGTGCAATGTGGAAAAAGACTAAAAAATAAATATTTAGATATATTATAATGAAAAAGACCGGAATATGTTACAAGACTATTAAAGGACAAAATAAAGATTCCAAACATGATGACTATGCAACACCACAATATGCTTGGGACGAAATTATTAATTTTATACCTAAAAATAAAACGATTTATGAACCGTTCTATTTAGACGGTGGAAGTGGTGAGTATTTAAAATCACAAGGTTTAGATGTAATTCATAGGCCCATTGACTTTTTTGAAAATGCAAAAAACCTTGATTATGATTTTATTTTATCTAATCCGCCTTATAGTGATTGTAAAAGATTATTCAAGTTTCTAAAAGAACTAGATAAACCTTTTATGTTACTATTACCAACAGTTAAATTACATACAAATTATATATCTGATTTTTATGATGGAACAAATACACAAATAATTATACCAAGAAAGAGAGTTCATTTCTTGAAATATGAAAATAAGAAACCAGTAAAAGATTGGAAAAATGGAACATCTTTTGATTGTATATGGTTTTGTTATAAGATGAACTTTACCAAGGATATTCAATATGGTAAATAACATTTTTCTCTCCAATTATATTAGAATGGCCGTTCCAAAGGATAAAAAATTATATGAGAGTGTTAAAAAATCAATATACAAGAAAATACCAAAACATTCAGCATATCGTTCTGGATTGTTAGTTAAAACTTATAAGGAAAGATATAAAAAGAAATATGGTAATAGTGATGCTTATATTGGTAAAAAGAAAAAAAAGAAAGGTCTTGACCGCTGGTTTAAGGAAGATTGGAAAAACCAAAGAGGTGGAAAAGGTTACAAGAAAAAAGGTGATATTTATAGACCAACAAAAAGAATAACCAAGAAAACACCAGTAACTATGAGTGAATTATCCAAGAAGGAAAAAGAAAAAGCAATGAGAGAAAAAAAGAAAACTGGTAGAGTAAAAAAGTTTAAAAGTGATAAAAAATAATTTTTTTGAATGTTTTAGAGAAATTATTTTATTTAGGATATGTATAATGGACTTTGTTGCTAGTCAATATAACAAGACTATTCCTTCTAAATCCACCTTTTCTCCATCAGACCATCAGTTGGAGTATAGAGATGGCGAAACAATCCGCTTTGAGATTCCAGCCTTTAATGCGTTTATTGACCCTAGACAGACCTACTTAACTTTCAAGGTCCGTGTAGATAACGCACCTGCTGTCGTCACATTTTCCAAGAAATGTGGAATACACAGCCTTATCAGCCAGATTCGTTGTTACGACATGAACTCTAATTTACAACTTGAAACGATACAGAATTATGCTGAACTCGCAGAAAAACTACACTATTATAGTGAAAATGAAACTGTAAGAAATAAACGAGGACTTACTGAACTTTTAGAACCAAGTTCTAGAGATTTTGATGGTGTTTTATATGATGATTTTCCTTCTAGAAATGGTGATAAATCTATGCTTTTCAACAGTTACACTACTGGTCGTCAAGCAACTTATGATTACAATGTAACAACCACATCAGAACCAAATACTTGTGAAGTAGCAGTTCAATTATATTCCGGTATTCTTGGTGCTTTATCACAGAAGATGATGCCCGCGGGATTACTCACGCGTGGCCTTAGGGTTGAAATTGACCTTAATTCAGCAAAGAAATCATTAGAACTTTGGAGTGGTGCTGGTATCTGTAATAATGATGGAACACTTGCTAGTGATATTATTGAAAGTCACAAGTTCGGTATTCAGTCGGCCGCTGGAGGTGCTGGTGCAGTTACATCAGTAGATTTATATACCGAGAAAAACCCCGGTTTCGCACAGATTATTGGTGCGGCCGCAGGGGCAGGTCAAGTTCCTACGCAGGCCGCTATTGATGCTGGTTGTCTTCCAGTTCGTAATCAATGTGTGGGAGCATTAAATCTTCTTGTTGGTAAAACCCTTCGTGGATTCACAAATGCTAATCCTCCAGTCTTGAAAGATATTGGAAGAATTACTGCTGTTAAATGTAACGCAGGAGAAAATGGTGGTGGTGTTGTTAGAGTTCGTTGTGAAGTAACTGCGGCCGCTGGTGCTTTAGGTAATGAGTTTATTGGTGGAGCAGGAAGAGATAATGCTGGAGCCGCAGGTGTAGCAAACAATAATACATGTTTCATTAGTAGAGATACAATGTTCAATACTACACCAAGAGTTGTTCTTACTGATGTTAAGTTCGTTCTTAAAACAGCACAACCTCCAGCAGGATATGTAGAACAACTAGCAAAATCTACGATGACTGAAGAAGGAGCAGTTCATGATTACCTTACCTATTCTTGCTATCGTAACAATACCACCGCAGCCGAACAAACCGTTCAGTTGAATATGCCCGTAATTAATCAGATGGCTACTTCTGTTCTAACACTATGCACCGAAAATGGATTAGCAGAAGAGGTATTTAATGATAATTTAGGAACTATTGTTGATAATGTAGATAACTATAATTATTTAGTTAATAATAAATTACAACCAACACGCAAGGTTGAATTATCACAATTATCTGCTACTGTTCCAAAAACAGAACAAGTTGCCCTATGGGAAACCGAAAAGGCACTTGGTTCAGCACGATGCACAGTTAGAAAACTTGAAGGACAAGAAGGTAATTTCCTTATTGGACGAGCATTAGCAAAATATGGTGGTGTATATAATTTACAAGCAGATGGTAATTTAGGACTTCGTGTTGAATATTCTACAGCAAATCCTCCACAGAAAAATAAACTATGGATTAATCAGATTGCTTCTATTCGTCGCCTTGTTGTAAATCGTGATGGTGCTTCTGTTATCTATTAGATGGAATAATAATTTATTTTAAAAAAAATATAGTTATTATTTATAAATGATGAATACTAGCAGACAAGTGGTTCAAGTAAATCCTACGAATACTTCCAGTTCTGGATTGTTCGGCGATAGGACTGGGCTAACACAAATTGTTTTTGAAATACCAGCGGATCCAAAGATAATGAATGGGAAATCACTTCGTGTAAGTGGAACTTTTGCTGTAAAAAATGGAGATGGAACAGCACCAAGTAATGCTACTAATTGGTGTGGAAATAGTGCTAATCCTCCTAATACTCCAGTTGGTGATATTTACATTGATGGTAGAACTGGTGTATCTAGTGCTTTTGAAACTATTTCTATTCAGTCGCTAGGAACTGGCGGAACTTATTCAACAATCAAGTCATATAATCGTTTATGTGCTTCTATTATGCCTCTTAATGAATCAATTAAAAGTTATCTTAATGGTGGTGTTGATAGTATTTATGGAGCATTAGCAAAAGATGTTTCTCAAGCAAAAAAATGTGATAAACCTTTTGAGTTCGCAGTTCCTATTCTTGATGGACTAATTCAAGGAGTTCCTATAGATTTATCACTTGTGCAAGGCCTCCGCGTAGTTATAACCCTTGCCCCAAGTAATTATGTTATACATAACAATACCTTTAGAAACCTTGGGGCGGCATCAACTGCTGGAACTTCTAATGGTGGTGCTTATTATGAAATGAGTGATTTAACTTTATCTTTTGAAGCAGAAACTGGTGATGAAGCATTCCAGCAGTCACTCATGAATAACAAAAATGGTGTTCTTACTTACAATACATTTACTTCATTTTATAATGTTATTAATGGAACAGACCATAACCTCTCACTCAATATTAATACTGGACGCACACTTGCTGTTATTTCTAATCTTATTCCATCAAGTTTTGTTAATAGTTACAGTTATGATTCACAGAGAACCTTCCAACCTCTTCAAGATAAGGGAGGTCAGTTGAAGAGAAATATCCAAGTTGAAGATATGGTATTTACCAAGGGAGGTCTTCGTATTCCACTAGATTTTGAGGTCCAATCAGAGGATACTCAAGCAGAAGGTGTAGCAGATAGTTTAAAGAACAAGGTTGAACTTAATGCTATTAGAAACGAATGGAGATTAGCAAATGCAGTTAAATCACTTAAAACAGAACTTTCTAATGATGTTGGTAGTGGTAATACTACTGTAGGAAGTTCCGGTCAAGCAAGATACAATAGAGAAAGATATTCTATTGTTGAAGAAGACCAAATACAGAACTACAATATTGGTGTAAATATGGACCATATTAGTGAAAATGGTCTTAATTTCAAGGGAACACCTTTTGGAATGAGAATTAGATTAAAAGCACCAGATGGTGCAAATGTTTCACCTCATTCACTTTATCTTTTCATTAAACATAAAAACTCAATCATGATACAGAATGGAGCAATATCTGTAATGAATTAATTTAGCATTTTGGAGAGAAAAATATAATATTAAAAAAAACTTGTTGATTTAAATATTTTAATATTATATATTATAAAATGAGTAGAGGACAACCACTACCACCAGTTCTACGAGCAACTACTATGGAAAGACCAGTAAATCAAGATGTTAATACTGATTTACTTTTTCCAGTTAATTTTAGTCAGCAAGGAGCAAAGTTCGTCTTTGATAAAAAGGGCGTATTGGACTCTAATTCACAGCTCAATTTAGCACAAATAGTTGTTAATTCAGCACATGCTAATGATACTAATTCAACTCTTCCTACATCTACTGGAGCATTAGCAATGGTAAGGAGAGCATACTTGGAAATTGGAGGCCGTAGAGTTAGTGATTTAAACCAAGTAGGACACTACGCAACTTGGAAACGACTTCACTTTAGTAATGAATATAAAAAAGGTATAGTTCAACCAAAACAAGGAGGTAATGATGTTTTTATGGGTTCGGCCGCTAGAAATATTCGTGCTACTAATGATATTGTAGGTATAGCATCTAGAGGTTTTGATATGCCCGTAGGAACATTGGGCCGTGAATCAAGTGAGTTCGCAGTTAATGATTATGCTACTGCTGGTTTTGGAACACAGAACGCAAGTAAAACTGATGTTGCTGATATTCCAAAACGAAGAATTACAAGAGATGCATCTACAACTCCTTCCTTTGCTGTTGGATTAGGACAACTAATTCCATTTCTTTCTGGCGGAGTTCAGATACCACTTTTCGCCATTAGAGAAGAGGTTTCACTAGTTCTTGAATGGGCTGACCCTACATTCGGTCATCGTTTCTATCCACCACAGACTGATGCTACTGGAGCCGCACAGAATGCTACTGACTGCACTTCAACTATGATTGAAAATAAATGTTTTATGTGTGTTGATTATCTATTTTATCCAGACCTTATGGCTGGACTTGCTGAAGAAATTATGCAGAGAGGAGGTTTTGATGTTCCATATTGTGAAATCTTAACACAAGAAAATATGCTTATTACTACAGCAGCCCAAGCATCATTTAATGAAAATTATCAGTTAGCACTTGGTGGTAAAAAGGTTAAACATATTATAGTCCAGAAGGAACTAGTTGATGGTGCTAATGAAAGTCTTAATAATCTTGGTCGTTACAATAGTTTAGCATTTCGTTTAGGAGAACAGATACAGTTAAATATTGATAGTAATAATTGGTATTCTCAACCTATTTCTAATGGTTCATTACAGAAACATGAAGCAGATATGGTTGAAGCAAGTCCTCTTCAACTTTGTGATTATCGTTACAGTTGGTTTAACCAAGTAGATAATACTGGTGCTACTGGAGTTCATGGTCATGGATTAACCAATAGATTACTTAATACATATTCTCAAGAATCAGAATGTGGTTCTCAACATTGGATTGGTATTAAACTTGAAAACTCATTCGGTCAAGGCCGTAGAATGAGTAATCTTCCAGTAATTTATACCACACAGAGTAAGCCGGGCGTTGGACTTGCTAATGCCGACCAAGACCAGCAAAGACGAGTTAGATTTTTCACCGGAATCCAGAAGGTTCTTAATATTTCTCAAGGTATTGTTACACAGATTGAATAATTCTTATAATATTAATCATTTAATAAATATTATAAGGAAATCATTTATTCTTTTCTTGTTGTTTTTTTAAATAATATTCTCGTTTTTTCTCTAGTATCTTTGCTCTATTCTTATCATAATATTTTTTACTTGCCTTGATATATTTTTCTCGGCCAGATGGAGTCTGTTGATAATTTTTAATATATACCTTCATTTTTTCTTTTCTTTGAATATCCTTTTCTTTTTGCTTCTTGACTATTTCTAAAAGTTCTTCTTTACTCATTTCTTCCACATTACTCATTATTATATATTATAAGGATATATTTTTTATATCATTTTAAACTTATTTTTCTCTCCAAACTTTTCTATCATAACTTATTATTGACGGTTCATCTGTTTTTACAAAAGTTACTATTGCACTCATTCCATACCATTTATAAACTTTTGTTAAATATATATCTTGTATTTTATAACCATTTTTTTCCATTAATTCTATTCTTCTAGTTGTTAAATGATGAACTAATAATAAATATGATATTACTCTTGGATCAAGCATCATAGACATTTTTAAAACATCATCAATCATTGAGTAAGGCGGATTACTACATATTATATCAACCTTTCCTATATATGAAAAAAAATCAACCTTTTCAAGTATTTCACACCAATCCTTGTTTTCAGTTGGAAAATTATTATAATAGTTACCACTATTCATAAATGGGTCTAACCATTTATCAGACTCATAAGATATACTTGCTACCCTTTCAATATGTTTTTGTGCTAATTCTTCTGGTGTAATAAATACATCTTTTGGTTCTTGACGATGTTTAATATCATGACTAATCTTACTACTCATTATGTATATTATAAGGATAAAAATATTCTATTTTTTACTCTTCTTGGGTTTATAAAACATTTCTTCATTTTTAGGCATTCTCTTTTTTGGTTTCTTCTTGGTAGCAATAACTGCTAAATACTGATTTTCATTGGGGTCTTCTATTTTTCCATTAATAGAATTAATACTTGAATTATCAACTCTTTTTGCTGGATTTTTAAAAGTTTTTATTTTTTTATCTTGTTTCATCTTTTTAAACATATTATAATATACCATGATATTATAATGTCGTTAGTGTTTTTGAAAAGTGAAAATCGTGAAACCACTAGAACTGCTAACCCTCATAGACCAAGTAGGTTTAGTAATTATTTTACTCAACCTCTTCATTTAGAACCTAATTCTCAAGTTGCCTTGATAAATACCAAGTTTAATCTAGTTGGTGGTAATCAATTAAGTGATAGTGGAACTTTAGAGGTTAGAAATGGAGATGTTGCTCTTAATCAACCAATACAATTACCACTAAAAGACCCTTATGTAACTAATTGGGAAGCAGAAACTAATACTATTGCTAGAGCAATCAATCAACTTGGAATGGACGATAATTATAATCATGCTTTTGTTGATTCACTAGTAGTTCCAACAATTGGTGGTGTATCTCCAACAGATATAAATCCTCAAGATGAGTTTAATGCTGGAACTAACTTCTTTTATGTTGATGGGGAGAGAAAAACTTATGGAAGATTAGTTCAACGAGGTATAAATCAGATGTTTATGCAGGGATTTAATTGTTTAAATACGAATCCAACTGCCGTGTGGGGAACAGCAGGACCTAATGGTTATGGTTTATTAACACAAGGTATTAATTTTGGTAGTGGTGATAATAGGATTGATTTTAATGATAATACTGAATATGATGTAACTAATGTTGCTTCGGCTGCTAATGCTCCTACAATTTTTGGTGCTGATGCTATAGTAAGACAACCAAGACACGGTGGTCCAGCAGGTTCAACAACACAGACTGCTAATTTTTATCACACACAGTATAGTTCTACTAGATTATCAAGAAGTGCTATAGATATGGGTCTTTCTATTAGTGACCCGCCGGGCCCACGCAATTTAGGTGGAGTAGATAATAGTGAAATCGCATTTGATAATTATCAGAGAGCATTAGATGAACCGAGTATTCCACTAGCAGATAAAGAAAAATATTGGGGTTATTCATTTAGTTCAACAAGAGTTGGTATTAAACAATATGTAGGAAATCAAGCATTAAATAATGTAAGAGAACTAAATGGAGGAGGTCATGATTTACCATCTAATACTGATAGTGGTGGTTACAATATCTATGTGCAGGACGGCATAGATTTTGGAATAGCACAACAGAATACACCTGCGGCCGCCGTAGGGGCCGCCTATGAGGGTAGGGTTGGTTTAACAGCACATTGCTTTGGTCTTAATAGTTGTGAGTTCGTTTATACTGCTGGTGGTTTAGTTCCAGATGCTGATAATACAAGTTTTAATGGAAGACGAACATTTATCCAAAATGTTGATTTAAATAGAAGCACTAGTTCTACTGTTCCAGAGGGAGCATTCGCAAGATATATTATTGGTGTTCGTTATAAATGGAGAGGTGCGGCTGGATCAAGACGACTTGTAGCCCAATGTGAAATACTAGACCCCGAAGTTGGGTCTATGACTATTTCTTCCTATAGAAATGTTGGACCGGAACTTGATATTCACGAATTAAGTCAAGGTAATAATACAGCAGTTGCGGGGGCTCCATTTAATTTTGGTGGTTCTTATGATATTAATGTGCATGGAGGTGCTAATACAGAGGCATTTTTAGTGTGGAGATTTAGATGGACTTCACCTTATCAGATAGCAGTTGAGTTTTGTTTATCTGTTGATGGATTAGCAACAAGTTATAATCTTGAAACAGATGAACCATATCTTCCTCCTTCATCAAGTGACCCTACTAGGAATTGGTGTAAATTATATAATATGAATGTAAATGATGATGGTGCTAATGGTATAACTTATTATATTCCTAATTTCCATAATGGTTTAATTTTTGTTGATTATCCAACTATGGGAAGAGATTTGCAGTATAATATGACGAAAGGTTTTTATGATACAAGATTAAGTAACCGTCTTAAACAACTTTCTACTGCTGAAAAAAATGCTCTTGGAGATGTGATTGATTTGAATACTTTACAACCCTATTATAATATGCATTATTGGACCAAAGAAGATGTTGATATTTGGGAATATGAAAGAATGGTAACTTGGAAAGACAACCAAGCAGGAAATACACCAGAGAAAATGCTAGGTATTACACCAGAAAAGTTTCAGACTGGAACTGGATTAGCAACCAAAGAAATATATTGGTTAGTAAAACCTATTAGGGATTTAAATGACGAACAAGAATGGATGTCCTATGATAATGATTTTGAAGAGATAGTTGCTTATCAAGCAGGTAGTCCATCTCCTTTTACATTTGGAATTGAGTTCGGTCTTGTAACTAATGCTGATGCTGGTGTATTTGAATGGAATAGAGATATAGCAGGAATTGGAAGTAATTATGAAATATATGGATTTAATGCTAACCACGCAATCTTGCCGGGATTAGCATCGGTATCATTACATTATCAATTAACTAATTTACCAGTCCTATCACAGAATGGTCCAAAAGCAACTACTAATAAAACTATTTATGTAATAGATGCATTATGTCTAGATGATAATAATCACACCACAAGTCCTCAAGGCTGGTATTGTCATGAAGTTCCAGAGAAACTATGGATTGATTTAAACAACATTGGGCCTTTAGATTTGAACTCGCTTTCTATGTTGATAACTGACGATGAAAATAGGGAAATTACTAATTTCGGTGCTGGATTAGCAACTAGTGTAGTCTTATGTTTTAGACAGAAACCTAATAATCAAGGATATGCTCCATATCAAGGAGGAACACAAGTTAATCAACGATTTGACCCTTCACACACCTTTTATCAGAATACACAAAAACCAATGTAAATATTTCGTTTATATATTATATTTTTTTCTTAACTATAATATATAAGGAGATGAATTATTTAGGCAAAAAGGAAGGTAGAATATTGGTAAATAAAAAATTACCAAAATCATTTAATACAATACAAGCACAAAACGATAGACGATTTGGAGATAGTTATGAACGCAAGTTTAAAAGAATTATTGATGGTTGGTTCGGTTGTGATTTTCAACATGAAAAATCTGGTTGGGGAGCAATAGATTTTATTAATCAAGAAAATAAGATAGCAGTTGAAATAAAACGAAGAAGAATAACAAAAGGTCAATTCTATGATATAATGATTGGTTATAATAAATATAGACAAGCAAGAAAACTTATGAGGAAAGGATATAAGGTATATTTTTTCTGGAAGTTCCAAGATAGATTATGTTTTTGGAATGTTCCTGCTATTTTACCAAGTTATTGTAGAGTAGAAAAAGGTGGAACATATAGAAGAGGATATAATGAAACAAGTGAATGTTTATATATACCTATGGATAAATTACTTGATTGGAAAGATTTTCCTACATATATAAGTTATATGGAAACTAATGAAATAATAAATGTTTAGAAAGATTAAAAAATATAAAAAATATTTTAATCTTTTTATAAATTATATGGACGATGATACTAAAAAGTTGTTTCCAGAAGTAAATCCTAATATCAACGAAGTGATTGAAAGAGAGAAGGCCTTGGATCAAGAGGAGGTTATAATTGATGATAAGTTAGAAGAGGAGAAGACAGAACAGAAGGATATTTTTGTAACTAGTAAAAAATCTAAACCAAAAAAGAATGTTAAATTAGAAGTTGGAGAGAAAAAAGATAAATATGCACATCTTGCGGCCGCTAGACAAAAGGGTATTGAAACACGGCGACGCAAGGCCGCCGAGCGTAAAGCATTAAAAGAGGCAGAGAAGAAGAAAAAAGAAGAAGAACGACAAGCACGAAGAGAAGCAACTATGGAAAGAAATAGACAAAAAGCAAAAGCAAGATATTATAAACAAAAACAAAGCAAGGAAAAGATACCGGAAAAAATATATAAGGAAACAAAACCTCCACAAAATTATGAGAGTATGGCTCAACAAGCACAACAACCTGCTATGGACTTTAACACATTCGCAAAATATATGATGAAATATGAAAATATGAAGGAAGCATATAATAAACAAAAAAATAAAAAGGTTGTAGAAAAAAGAGAACCTAAAAAAACAAAACCTATACCACAATATAATAGTCCTAATTATCCATTAGCACACTTGTATAATCCTAATATGAGAAACACGAATAATTATAATTTTTAATTTATTTATTTATAATATATATAAATGAATAAAGGTTCTAGTTTAGATGTATTACCAGTTCAACCAGTAGAAGTAGAAAAGACTAAAAATATACATGAAGTATTACCACAGATTGATAGAAACAAGGGATTTTTACTACTACTTCTAGGCTCAGTTAATAGCGGTAAATCAACAGTCATAGCCAATCTATTATTAAACAAGCACATGTATGGCGGTAAAGAGAGTGCCTTTGATGGTGGAACATTTGTATTTTCACCAAGTATTGAACTTGATGATACTATGAGATTTGTAAGAGAACATTGTGAATGTTATTCTGAATATAAACCAGAATACTTGAAAATGATAAGAGATAGACAGTTGGAATACCCTAAAAAGAAAATGCCGAAAATATGTCTAGTAGCAGATGATGCTGTAGGATTTTTACCAAGAAGTTTCTTTAATTTCTGCACAAAATATCGCCACATAAATAGTAACTTGATGATTTCAGTCCAAAACTTTCGTTCTTTATTACCTACTGCTAGAAGTAATGCTAATCATGTAATTATAATGAATGGAATGGTAAATGAGCGGGAATGGGAAAAAATCTTGGAAGAATATGATTCTATATATCGTGGAACATTAACTTATATGTATAAAATGTTCGCAAGAGAACCATATAGTTTTCTATATTTAAAACTTCGTAAAAATCCACCAGAAATGTATAAAAACTTTGGAGAGAAATTAGAATGGAAAAAATATAAAAAAATAGCACAACAATATAAAAGTATAAAAGATTTAGAAAGTGATGAAGAAGGAGAAATACAAGATATTTAAAGATTTACTTGAGATATATGTTTATAGATTTTTATAAATATATATATTATATAAAATGAATACGCAGTTAATATATTGTAGTAAGGAAAAAGCAAGTATATCTAATGATAGAGATGGAACATTTTTTAATGAGATTGGAAATGGTATAGTTGTAAATGAAGGAGATGAAATAAGTGTAGAACAAGTGTGTATTAACTCAATCGGTATCGGTGCTGATGTTATTGAAGTTCCACAAAAAATACAAAATTATCCTTATTCTACTTCTGGAATGGTATTCAATTGCTTTTACTATATTAACCATAACTTGAGATATATGTGTCCTGCTCCTCCTAATAATATGACGCAGGCAACAGATATAGTTACAACAATAACAGCAGAAGATTATGGTTATGTTTCAGATACTTATACATATCCTGCCTTACCAGTTACTAATTTGGAAAGTAATAATGGATATTGCGGTGAAGCAGGAGGCAGGAGATTTTATGTTGGAACTTGGTTTAGTAATCCTAATGAAATGAAAAGTGGAAGTATGTATCCATTAAAAGCGTATGGAGGTGTAAGAGTTTATCCAACTCAAGAAGGACATTGCTTTTCTTGTCTAGAAGGAAATATAAGATTTGATGTTGATGTTGGTTATGATAGTCCTAGTAATATAGCAGAAAAAATTACAGTAGATTTACATTCTGCTAATGCATCAGTTCAGTTTGGTAGAAATAATATAACACAGATTGACTCTAAAATATTTGGTAATTATCAGAATACAATACCACAATTGGCTGTATTAGATGAAGATTGTTGTAATGTATCAATAAATGGTCTTGCTGGATTATACACTACATCACCAACATCATATAATTTTTATGGTGCTATGTTCGCAACTGATAATCCTTTTTATTTAATTTATGGTTCAAGATTATTAAGTAAATATATAAATGACGGCGGATCTGGTCCTAAAAATAATGAGTTAGTTCAAGTATTAGGTGCTGGAGGTGTAGCAAAAGATAATGATATATATAATGTATTTGATTTACCATTTACAGCAGGTCCTCCTATTACAACAGTTATACCAGATGGTTATATATTGGTTACTAATTTACCCTATAATGAACCAACCTTGAAACTATTACATAAGTTCATGAAAACACAGAAAATATTTACAGAAGGAAGCACTACATTGAATACTGATGATTTGGAAAGTGAAGGTATAAAAAGAACATATTATTTTCCTTTATCAATTGGAAGACAAAAGAATAATGACCCTAATATCCAACAAGCATTACAGTCACCACTTACTGACCCTGCTACTCAACCATCACAATTATTACATAATCTTAAAGCAAGAGTATTTTATGATGAAAATCAATTAGGAGGATATACACTACCAGCAGATTTTTTAGCAGAAGGTGCAACCCTTGCTGATTCAGCATTAATTACTTATGAAGGAGTTGAATATACAGCACTTAATCTTGCTAAAAAATTAGATATAATGATACGATGTGTAGATACCGGAGGTCAAGGTAATGGAGAATTAAATATTGCCTTTTCTATGTTTGCATCATCAACTCTAGACCACAAGGGTTATAATGGTGATTATTGTCTGATTGACTTGGGGTTACAAAATCCTTTTTGTATGCAGAATGTAATAGTTAATCCAGATTTAATTGCGGGTGGTTCAGCAACAAGTGCGGGTGATTATGCTAGAATATTACAAGTAGGAGCCCCTAATATGAATATGACTTTTGATAGTGTTAGGAATAGATTTGGAATTGGTAATATGAGTTGGCCTAGATATTTAGATAATACGGGTGTGACTACTGCTAATCCTTCAGCAGGACAACAAGCAATAACAACTAATTATAATGCGTTTCCTATTCCACAATTCCAAAATGGTAGTATAGCAACATTACCTTATACATATTATTCACAATCTGGTGTTGGTATAGTAACATTATCTGTAATTGATGATAATGGTGAAGAGGTTCTGATAGACCAATTTGATGCTGAAGACATCAAGGCAAAGTTTAATAATTCAATTTTACAGAGAATGGGTTTTACTTTTAGACAACTTGCTAATTGGTTTGGAACTAATCCTAATTGGTGGTTCGTCCAGAAAAATTATGAAACAGTAAAACCAGTTACTCATGCTAATGCTTTTCCATATCCTCTAACCAATAATCTTCGTTTTGATACAGCATTAAATATTGGTTTATCTGTTAATAATTCTAATCTACCAATGTTTAATTTATCTACACAAAGAGAATACTTTAATATAAATATTCAAGCACAACACGACACTTGTTTTGCTGTTAATTTACCAATAAAACTTGTAACACCATTTTACTTGGTTAAAAGTGATATATTTGAAGGTGATGTAGCATTTAATAGTGAGAATGGTGGAGCAACAGAATCAATCATGATATGCACTAATAAAGCATATACAAGTGGTGATTATGCTTATTCATTTGGAACACAATATAGTTTCAAGGCAAGTAAAAGTTTTGTAATTACTGGAATCAAGACAGCAATCTTGAAACCAGATTTAACACCAGCGGATATTGATAGTGGAACTGCTGTAATATACAAGGTTGTAAAACCAGTCAAGTTTTTTGAATTATTAGAAGAAGAACAACAAGAGTTAGCACAGAAATCTAGTAATAAGAAGCAACCTGCTACTTCCAAGTAGTTAATCTTTTTTAATGATTTCACAACTATAAGGTTCATTATGATAAATCTTTAAACATTCAACATCATCTTGCTGAAACTCATCATTTTGGTATTTTTCTAATGCCTCCTCTTCATTCTTTGCTACAACTGTATAACTATATAAATGGACCTCCTCAACCAAGACTTCATATTCGTATGTTTTGTTTTCGTTAGACATCTTATAGTTTTATTTTTTATTATTATTTTAAAATCAATTTTCAGATAAAATCAATTTTAAAATCTTGACTTCATGAACTCTTGTCTTGAAAAAAATATTTATTAGATGAATAATTATTTTTTAATAGTAATACCAATATCGGTCACTATGCTTGTAAGGCATTTTAGGATTTTGTTCCAATCTCATATCAATCCATCTACCTAAATCACTCCAAGATACCATTCCATTTTCTTTCCAAGCATCTAGTAGTTCCTTTTCAACTTTATTAGTATAACGAGGCATATTCCATTCTCTAGTTTGACTATCACGGAATATCATCGGTGTATATCTTGCGTCCAACCCCATTTGACGATAGTTTTTAATCATATCTTCCATCGCTTTTTTATATGCTTTAATCTCCAATTGGAGCAAGGCAATATAGTATTCTTTGTGCTTGAGTTCGGTGGTTAGTGAGTAGGACATCTTAACTTCTTATGCTTCTATTTTCATGGATAAAAAAGAAATCAATTTTCAGATAATTTAAATACTTTTCTCTTGCGTTCGTGGATATTCCGGCAATCTTGGTAAGGGTGGCCCCTTAAAAACTGGTCCTTACCATATTGGTAAGGAAAATTATTCGGGTAATGAGGGGGCAAGACCATTATGGTGTGCCTTCCCCCACAGACCCGTATAATATCACTTGTG